TAAATCCCGAAAAACGAAATGACGCAGCCCGCAGAAACGAAACGATATTTTTAACACAGATATTCACAAAAACGAAATAGTCCACTTGTGGAACGCACACGCACCCACAACGCAATAAGAAAGCCCTATCATTTTCGTAACGCCACGAAATGATAAGGCTTTTTTAAATAGCGTTCAAATGCTATATTATCACCCTTTAAAAGGTGTAGTGTAGTGTAGTATAATACATTATATCGGTGTAGCTGGCATGGTGGTTTAACAAGGCATCAAGCTCTACCTTATCGCATCTTTCAAATGGGTTGGGCATACCACCATTGCGCGCCAACCATTCGCACAGCTCCACGACGGAAGATTTATTCGACGTAAAGAAAATAAAAGAGTTCTTCAGCAATACCAGCAGCACGTCTAAATAGTCGTTTAGCCGCCACGTCATTTTATAACTATCCGCCTCCGTATTCAAGTATGGAGGGTCGGCAAGAAATACCACGTTAGGCACATTTTTGTATTGTTCAAATAGTTCTTTATAGTCTTCCGACACCACCGTCAAGCCGCCTAAATAGTCTTCACCCGTTGAATAGTCCACTTTGCGCACCCTATTGTACATGCTTTCTTTAGCTATTCCGTTGAGGCTCGTAGCGTACTCCGCGGAAAACATAAGAGAAGACGACAGTGTTATGTAGTCCACGTACCCATAGCGTGCTTCGTGCTTTTCGATGCACTTTATTGCCAATTCTTTAGTACCTGCCGGTACCAATTTGTGGTGCGGTACATCTTTCAATATCACACGGAGCTGCGCTAATAGTTCGTTGGTTTCCGCCACGTGTGCCAAGCGTTGCCGATAGCCGTCGAAGTCGTTGTAAACGACAGTGGCATTTGGCTTTTGGCACTTTGTTATATGCGATAGCAAGCCGCTGCCGCCGAACAAATCGACGAACACGGCATCGTCGGGAAAATGTCGCAACACCTTTGCAAATTCGCGCGCAAATCTGCGCTTTTGCCCCTGAAAGGGCAATGGTGCGGAGTTATATTGTTTTCTCTTCTTCATACCTTATCGTTCGATTTTCCCTTGCTCTATCAATTTGTAAATTTGGCACACGCCTTTGTAAGCTGCCATTCCGCCATCGTCAGGAAGTTCTTCCCACTGCCCACCGGTAAAGTGCTCACCGTTGTGCAAGTATGTTGCTTGCTGTCGGGGGTCGAGTACATAGTCAGGCGCATTGCCCTGAACTATGCGTGCAACATTGTCGGTGAATTGCAGCACCTTTGCTGCCTTCTCATTGGTAGTGTCAGCTTGATAGCTGACAGTGTGCAGGTAGCCATCAAGAGCTACCTCGCAACTTACGATTTCGATTTTGTTGTTTAATTTTACCTTCATATTTTTGTCCTTTTATTTATAATACTTTTTCTCGTTGTCGATATATCGATGATATTTTTCCATCTTGGAAGATGTATAGTGCGATGGTGCAAATTTCTTTTATAAAGCCAACGGAAGCACCTGACGGGAGCGTATTGGTTTGCGTATATTTAAATTGCGGTTGCCGGGCGGCGTACACGCCATTTACCGGAGTATTATTAGATACGGCACTGTTACGGTAAAAATACCTGCCATTGTTGGCTTCCACTTGCGATTGCGACCACGCTCCGTCAGCCAAAAAACGCCCCTGTAGCTTCGCACCGGTGTAAAGAAATACCATTGTGCCCGACGGTTCGGTATCAACGAAATAGGGGTCGAATATCGAGTGATTTGCAGAATAATTGAGCACATTCATGCCGCCTATATAGCATACACCTAACCCTTTAAAAGACGCCTTCGATATACTTTCAGCTTTTATACCATCGGGTGAAAGGTTGAGTGTATTGTTGCCGGCATTATCATAGAATTTCAATATTGCTTGCCCTCTGTCATCAATACCAAATTCAATATTCTTCGCTACTGCTCCGAAAACGCTCATTAATGAGCCTGTAAGGTCGATGTACCCACCGCCAATATTTCGCGTTTTGAATTTTAGCCCATTGATAGCACCCATGTCATCTACCGAGGCTACAACATTCCCTTGCTGGTCTATAAAGTTAAAGTGCTTGGAGCGTGCGTTGATGCTCATGTCGTTGCCGTTTAGATATATGCCGGCAGCTTCCATGCTCTCTACTACGTCCGGATCTTTCCATATCGTGGCTTTCGTACCTTCCTCTAATTGAATTTCAGATAAGTAGGCTTCGCCGTTGCGTGTGCAGCCTATGAAAATTTGTAAATAATTATACCCATCTTCCAGCTCGAAGGTGTAGGTGTATTGCTTCCATACCCCATAAGTAGAGGGTATGTTGGGGTAGCTATTCTTTGGTGCGCTCATATCTTTTGAACGGCTTCGCTTCACTTCAATATATGGTTGCTCACTACCATATATACGGGTGTACATAGAAAGCGTATATGTTTTCCCGCCAATAGCTTTTATGACGGGAAATTTCGCTCCATTCCATTCATTCTGTGTCGCCCCGTGGCGTGAGATAGATATATAGGGGTGTTCAAGGTGCGCAACGCTTGGATAGTTCACAATTTTAACATATTGCTCCCGCTGTAACAAAAGCAAGTTTAAATTTCGCAGGCTTGCGCCCTTAAGCAAATTTGCCCCGCCGAATACCTGCTTTTTGACTTCTATTTCGATATTATCGGCACGTGTTTCGATACGCCCGACACGCTGCTCAACCGCTTGCGTGCGCCCGTTGATAGTGGTTTGTGCGGCTTTCAAACCTACCACCTCTTTGTCAATAGAAACGATTTTCGCTTCATTCCATTTCTGCGCACTTACCACAAATTCCACGGTGGCGGTGCGCGTCTGTCCTTTGTATTTAGCGGTAACTTCTACTTTGCCGCTCCATTGGTTGGGGCTAACGCCGTCGAATACCAGCGTGCTTATTCCGGCAATACGAGCGTAACAGTTATAAGGCTTCGCGTCCACGCTGTCGGGCACAACTTCCACCTTACCGACATACATGCGTACTTTTCCCGTGTTCTGCCCCAAATTTTCGATTTCCCCACTTTCGTTTGTTTGGAAAACAAAAGTGTTGGGGGTGATAACAAGGGTGAGGGCGTCTTCCCCCTTATCGCCGGGCTTGCCGGGTTCACCGGGCTTCCCATCTTTGGGTGCTCGGCTAACGGTGAATGTGCGTTGTGCTATTATCTTTGCCATTATTATTACTTTTATTTATTAAAGTAGGGTAAGGGCGCATTGCCCTTACCTTTTTAATACAGCTCCACGCAAAATGCTTGGCTTGCACTAAGCAAATCCGAGTAAGCAATTTCAAGCGAGTAGCGGGCATTCGGCGCATCTTTCGTGCATACTTTATAGCCGCTTGTGCCCCATGTCGTATCGATGGCGTTGTTGGCGGCAAAACGCCACACCCGCATGTTGTGCGCTCCCAATATGACGGCATCGGTGATATAGGTAGCACCCTGACGTATTTTAAACCAGTGCAGCAGCGTGCCACCTTCGGCGACGTTATCGCCGTTAGGCTGGAAGACGTCTATTTCGTAGGGGTCCGACCCATCGTACAGTGTACCGATGGCAAATACTTCCTTATTTGCCGTTGCGCTCGCGGCATCGGTATCTTTTATGACACATTTAAATATGCCCACATTGACAACAGCGGAAGCCGGCACTGTTATTTCGTTGGTATTTATTCCACTTATGCCGTTGGCATTGGCGGCTTCGAGCTTCACCCATACGCCGCTGCGTAGTTGATACCAAGTGTAGCTGACGTTTGACGCATCGATGTCGCCACCGCGCATCAAATCACAGTGTATTTTCAGCGACTTCCCGGCATTGTCGAAAGTATCGCCATCCGGCATGTAGAGGCTTGCAAGAATGTTTGCCCCCGCATTCTCTACTTTGGTAACTTCCACAGACGCCACCACTTGCGCCGCCGCCTTTGATACGGGGTCGGTGTAGGTTGCCTCGCATGTGATTTTCAAGCCTGTGCAGTCAGTGAGGTTGGCTGCCAACTTCTTGGCAAGCCCTGCGCCCGCCGTCAGTGCCTGTGTTGCCGGTGTGCCATCTTGCTTGACAACTTTCCAATTCAAATCGCTAAGGTGCGCTGTTTGGTCGCCGTTCTTGCCGCTTACCAGCAGCAGCGGTGTCAGTGTAAGCGGCGATGCCGCATAGTTGGGTGCATACGTCTTGCTGTCGCGCGAAAAAATTTGCGTGAGTGCTTTATCCGTTTTAATGACGAATGTTAATGTTTTGCCATTTACCAATTTCTTTACGGTAAATGTCTTCTGTGCTAAAATATCTGCCATTTTTCTTTATTTTTAGAATGTTATATTTTTCAATATTTTTTGCCCCGACGAATTTAGGAAATTGCACATAAAAGAAGTGTCGCCTACTAAATCGTCGTATGTTACTTTTAATTTGTAGCCATCATTACTGTGCCTGCCTTTCCATGCGGCATCGCCCGCTTCGTATTCGCTTACGCGCTCCCATACAAAGCGCGTCGATGGTAGCTTATTTGTGATTTCTACGTCGTTTTCCCACACGTGCACTTCAAAGATGGCTTCCCACGTTGTTTGCCCCTCCGTATATGCTGCACTGCCTGCCGATGCGTAGCCCTCGACGCGTAGCCCGGTGCCGCCATCTTTGCCCTTGGCAGCGTATTGCTTCCATTTCGTTGAGTGCCCCGTTGGTTCATCAGCATTATTATCGACGAGTGAAAGCCACGTGCCGCCGCCATAATACCACGCTTCGTATTTCGCTGCCACCGTGCCCGCTGTCCAGTCGCCCCGATACAGCACGTTGGGAATGCGCTCACCGTCAGAGCTTACCCACTCGAAATTGCGGCTATTCATATAAATTTTGTCGCTTGACAAATGGAAGATGGCGTTGCTTTTGTTCAGTGAAAAATCGTGAATGTTGCGATACACTTCGATAGTGCCCCCATCTTCCTTTGAGGTGGTAATCATCGTAACATTCATACGATGGCGGTGCAGTGTCGGCTCTACACCGTGGGCAATATCCCACAACGTGTTGTGCCCACATAGCACGATGTTATCGGCTGCCTTTGGTTCGTCGTTGTTTACGCTTTTATCGCGGTAGGTGTCATCGTCGGTAATAATGATATATGCTTCTTCCGTCGCTGTTTTCTGCCCGACTTCTGCCACACAACGCCAATAGTAGCTATTGCTGACATTCTCGTACACACCTGCCTTTATATTAAAAGTTTGACACAACGCTTGGTCGCCGGGCAGCCAGTCGTTGGTAATAGCTTTCTCGCCGTCGTCGGTGTGGAGGTAGCATTTCCAGCCACCCGGCACACGCACCACCTTTTCTATGATGGCATTTGCTCCCGAAAGCACGATATTGCCGGCGATGTGCTTATACTCGTCGATTTGCAGCGAACGGAAGATGGCTTTACCTATCACTTCTAAGTAGTCTATTTGCCCGTGTGCCCTCCCTTTTTCGTCGAGCCACACTCCAAAGCCGTTGATGGTGCGCTCAAAGCCCAATGTCTGAATGGCTTTCAAGATGGCGTTACCTGCCCCGTCGATAGCTGTGCCGTCTTTAAAGGCAACACCTTTCAAAAAGGTGATGACGTCCTGTGCAGTGTCGGGCGTATGCTTGTTAAGAAATTCCTTTAATGCCCGCTTCGCAGAAAATACGTTGTGCTCGCCCGGTGGCGTATCGTCGCCACTGGCGATGATGTCGGGAATGTCATTCACCACCTCACCGATATAATACTTTACATCTTTTATATTGCCCTCCATTGCCGCTATTTTGCCTTTGCGCACGGCATCGCTGATTTCCAACGATACCAGCGACGGCAAATCCACCCGGCGAGAAAGGCGGGTAATACGGCTTTCGCGGTAGCCGACGGGGGCAAAATATTCCGCACTTTCAAGCCGCACGCGCCTGCCAAGGAAGAAGTCGGCGCGCTGCTCTTCCACCCACACGTGGTCGGTGTCGCCTTTGTACACTGAATTATCCACGAAATTTTCTTCGTTGAATTTCGCCACCGCTTCCAAAAGCTCTTTTTCCGCCAGCGGGTAGTATTCGTCGGGCATGCGAAGATGTGATAATATGTATTTGTCGCCCACCTTCGGCACAAGAACGCCACCCGGCACTTGCATCGTGTCGTTGGGGAAGATGGTGATAATTTCAAATTCCTTTGCTTTGTCGTCATAGTTCACTTCAAAATAATGCTCATCGCTCGTGCCCTGCCCGGCAAGCTCGCTGCCTTCCTGAAAGGCAACGCGCATGACGTAGCCCCCTATTTTATAGTCGTTCGGGTTGAAATTCAAATCCTTATCTTTGAAATAGTATATGGTGAACGTTTTTTTATCTTTGCCCGTGCGCTCCTGCGAACGCACTGCCGACACCGTGCCAATACGGCGTGGGTAAATATCGGCAAAGGCAGCTTCTTCGAAATGGTGCACCACGCCGTACTTATCAACATCTTTATCGACGTACTTTTGTCCACCGGGTAATTGCAGGCGGGTATGCCCGTATTTTTCGCGGTCAATGTTTTTTGTGCTGCCCAACGGGAAAAGGCGGGTGTAGAATTTGACGTTGTCGGCTTTTTCGCGTTCCAAGGAAATTAACCCCTTTCGGTAGCCGAGTGTCAGTGCTTCGCCATATTGTGCCTTTGATACGTTGAGCGTAGTGCCATTCTCAAACCAAAATTCCGTTTTCGCCGCCTTGGCAAGCAAATCCAAAGCGTCGTTACAATAAGTGCCTTTGTACTCGATGACGAGGTTTTCCGTTTTCTTCACTTCGCCTAATTTGAAAAGCGGCTTGCCGATGGCGTTGTTTATCGACGCCAGTATTATTTTCGCATGCTCTTCGGCGGGTGCGGTAAGCGTGAAGATGGGCGTATTTTCGTTGTCGGTATAATTTATCACCAAAAAACGCTTGATGAGGCTTTCAACGCCGTAAAGCGTCAAATTATACTCCCATTCCCGTTGATTCTTCATGCGCGGCTTGTAACGCTCCATCAGCCAATAGCGTTCACCGTAGAAAATAACATAATCATTCACATCCAGCTGCACATATTCGTAAAGCGTGAACGTCAGCGATAATGTGTTATCGCCCTGCAGCTGCTTATCCTGCCGTCCGTTAGCATCGGACGCCGTGCAGCGCAATTTATCTTCTTTTGTAAATATTTCTATCATCGTTTGAACACTATTTAAATGTCGTTTAAATGCCCGCTAAAAGGTGGGATTCGGCTCACGGAATACCGCATGGAATGCCCCGCAGTGCGCTTCTTCCACCCAAAGGTTGGTAAGGGCGTCAAAAGGGGTAAATTCCGTTACGAAGGTGCGTATTTCAAGGGCAAGCGGCGGGAAATTCCAAACGAGCCACCCGTCATTGCCCGTCTTCAACACCTGCACAAAGCGGCGATAACGTTGCAGAAATTGCACCTTGTTGTCTGCCACGATGGCGAAGTGCAGCTTTATATCACGCGCTTCACTTTTCGGCAATAGGCGGGCGGAGTATTTTTCGCCGTCTTCTTCGCGGAAATCCACCGCCACGTGCGCTTTCATCTTTGCAGGTGTCAGTAGGGCTTCGAGGTTCTTCTGCTCCCCTGCCTTTTCTTCCCGCAAGAATACGTGATATTCCGTCCAAATATCCTTACCGTTGAGTATCGCTTGATTTTTCAGTATATCCATATCACTTTATTTCTATTCCGTTATTTGCCAGCCGACGAATATCGGCAGCAATATCTTCCAAGCGTTCGCAATGCTGCGTATAGCGTGCTATTCTCTCGAGGTGCTGCGTCGATACTTGCATTTGCTTTACTGCATCTTCGAGCTTGATGTCCATCGACGCAAGGTGTATTTGCGCAGATGTCATCAACCCTTCAAGCTTCGTGCCCTGCGCCTGTGTCATCGTCTCAAAACTGCCGGCACGCCCTTGTTGGTCAGCCCCGCCACTGAAGATGTCGATGCCAAGCTCCTTTGCCTTACGCTTCCATTGCTCCAACAACGCCGATGCTTTGCCACTGTCGGCGGCTACTTCGGAAGTGAGCCGGTCCAATATGCGGGCGTAGGCGGCAAAGCGTTCTTCTTCGGAAAGGTGCTCATCGGTGGCGTATTTTTCCATGTCCTGTTGCGCCTTAAGAAAGTATTTCTGCAGCACGGCGGAGTATATCATATCCGCCCCCAATTTCTCCAGCATGCGCCCGACGCTTTCCACCATCGCTTTACCGGCATCGGTGCCGCTTTTAAAAGCATCTACCAGCGCATTTGTCATCGTGCTACCAAGCTCACCGAAAATATCGGTAAGGTAGTTGCGTATTTCGTTGAACGCTTCTTCCTGCTGCTTTGCAAGGTCGATAAGGTGCTGCAATGCTGCCTTGCTCTCATCGCTCATCTTGCGCGTCTTGAGTATGCTTTCAGCCAATGACACATTGAATTTGCCGTTTTGGTCGATGAGCTTCGGGTATTGAGAAAGTAAAGTGCTGTAGGTGTCCTTTCCTTTGCCCCAGCCGAACATGCCCGTTTTCTTATGCCCTGTTACCAACTTAATGTCATTTACTTTTTTCCACGCGTCGGCAAATTCGTCGGTAGCCCGCTTCATCACGTTAATGGCATTCACTACCTTGCCGTACCTATCCGTGCCAAAAGCTGTCGTGCCCTGCTCATATAGTAACGCCTGCTGCATTAACAGCAAGTTATATTCTTGCTGCTGCGCTATCTGCTCCTTCATTATCGAATTGAGAGCAGCACGGTGGCGTGCACCTGCCGAGAACGCCTTGCCAATAATATTGATGGCTTCGCCTATCGCTGCCATAACGCCGCCAACGACGCCGCCGTTTGCAAAGCCCTTGGCGATATTGGACACACCTTTCATGACATCTTCAATTGTGCCCATCGCTTCCGCCATGCTCTCGTTGCCAATTTCTTCGAACATCTTCGATAAACCACCGGCAACACTGGCAATTTCGTCGGCAACTTCTGCCGATGCCTCGGCAAGCCGCTTTATCTTCTTTTCTTTTTCGCTCTTATCATCTTTGCCCTTGCCATCTAATAAGTCGTCGATGGCAGCTTTCAACGCCTTGAATGGATTCTTTTTCAGGCTTTCGTCCTTTAGCTTCTTCCATTGCTCCATGAAAGCCTTCAACGCTTCGGGCGACTGTTGAAGCCGCTTTAGTTGCTCGGGTGTGATGCCCATTTTTGCAATGTCGCCTTGCGTAATGGTGCGCTTGGTATTGCCCTTTTTATCCTTTATTATAGCTTTGCCGTCGGAGGTAAGCTCACCCTTTGCCATAGCGTCCATGTACGCTTTTAGGTCGGCGAGCTTGGCAATTACGCGGTTTATTTGCTTGACACTTTTTTCTGCCGGATCTTCAAACAACTCGACGAAGATGCTTGCGCTGCTCTTCATCTCGTCAAGCTCCTTATTATTAATTTCTTTTAAGGCATTTTCCTTATCTTTTTCCAGCTGCACCAAAGCGGCATCTATCACATTGGCATTATCCTTATTTCGACGCGCCAACAGTGCCGCCAAATCCTTGGTGTAGGTCGTTTCAACGCCCATGCGTTGGGCATTGTAATCCTGATGCTTTGACAGGAGGGCGTCCAATGCTTCTTCCTCCTTTTTCTTTTCTTCCTTTACCTTTTCTTCGTACTCTTTCTTTTCTTTTTCTGCAATGGCAGCGTACTTATCACTGTATATCTGCGCTGCCTGAAGGCGTTGCTGCGCGGCGTCGATGCCCACCTGTGCCTCCTGCGCATCGCTGACAACTACACCACCTTTGCGCAGCTTCTTTATCAACTCTTTGCGCTTGGCTTCTTCTTCATTGATGCGCTGCTTTTCTTCTTCAAATTGGAGCAACGCGGCGGCACGCTCTTTGTCGTAGCCCTCTTTCATGAGTGCCACCTTTGTTTCGGCAATTTTCTGTTGCGCTGCTTTTTCAAGCTCGCTCAATTCTTCCAGCTCGCTTGACAAATCCGCCTTCTTTTCTTTCTTTTCCTTTTTCTTCTTCGTTTTCGGCTCGTCGTACCCTTTATTCTCCACCTTATTCACTTCCGGTGAATACTCAACCACCTTTGCCGTCAGGGCGTTTATTTCTTTGGTATTTTGCCCCATTTCCTTGGCTATCTCCTTCAACCTTTTATTTCGCCCCTCGTAAGCTGTTATCACGGGGTCGGAAATACCGTTGGCAAATTGTTGTGCAGCTGCGCTTTCAGGCGTTGCGCCAAATGCGCCACCCGTAGCTTCTTTTGCGTAATCCTTTTCGTCTTTCCTATTTTTCTGCGCTTTGTCGTATTTTTTCTTATTGGCGTTTAAGTAGTTTTTCGTATTTTCCTTTTCCACCTCCAAATCCGCCTGCTTTTCGGCAATTTTTTCGATGCGCTTTTCGTAGGCGCGTGCCATAGCTGCCTTCATGATGTCGGCTGCCAACTGACGGTAGCTGACGCCGCCTTGCCGGCAAGGATAGCTTCCGTTTTCATTTGCCCGAAATACGCGGGGTAGGCAGCCTGCAAATTCTTAACAGCTGCCTTTCTGTCTTTCAGGGCTTTTGTGTTATCCTGTGTCGCCTTATAAAGAATATCGAGCTTTGCTTTTTGCACCGTTGCCGCACGTGCACCTTCCTTTATGCTTCCGCCGTTTCATTCTGCACGGCAGCTGCCTTTTTTGCTTCGGAGCTGTATTTATACCATAAGGCGATAAGCCCACCGATGAGCACCGATACGCCAAGTGTCATTGTGCCCATCAATACTTTTGCAGTGGCGGCAGAAACGCCAAGCGATGCGGCAAGGCTGTTATTAGCAGCCGTCCACCAATTGGTGGCTTTTGTTACCAATTTTAAGCGAAACGCCGAATCCTTATTTAAAGCATTGAACACCTGCTGAATACCCATTGTTGTTGCCATCACTGCCTGTAGGCGTGTCTGGACGCGGGCAAGCTCTTCGTTTTCGCCCACGAATAGCGACATTATACCGGTGCCGGCAGTAACAGCACCGGAAAGACCATTCAAACCCGACGCCATCGCCTCCCAGTTGGCATCGTCGGAGGCAAGTGCCTTGGCTTCATTGCGAACGTCGTGCAAGGTGTCGTAGAGGTGGGCTGCGCGGTTCGCCATCTGCCGGTACTGCTCAGTGTTCTTCTCGCCGGCAAGACGCATACGCGCCATTTCCTGAACGAGGGCACGATATTCTTTTGACAGCTTATTTACGGAGGCGGCTGCCTTTTTGTTTTCAAACTGCAAATCCGCCAACCTGTGCTTTTCTTCCCGCAATGCGAGATCACATGCTTTTAAATCCGCCAAAACTTCATTTTGTGCTTTGCCCGGTGCAGTATTTTCGTATTGCTTTTGCAGCTTTTTTAAGGCGGCTTCAACGTCTTTTACAACTAATTTCTGCTCGAATATTTTGTCATGGAGGGCTTCCGCCGCACGCTCCGCCGCAGTGGCGAGCTTGCCCGTTGCCTTCGTGGCGTCCTTCGTCTTATCGATAAGGTCGCCTTCCCATAAGTACTCCATTCTTACGCTATTGTCCATCGTCGTTCAGCTTACTTTGAAAAAAGCCTATTACACTTTTAGGCTGCTTATTTGTTTCTTTATTTTTTATTACATTTGATTGTTCAGCATCGATATAGCGCGGTGCGTCGGCAAGCATCATCAGGAGGGTTTGGTAGTTCACACCCCATAGTATGTATTCTACACTCCACCCGGTAGCTTCGGCGACCTGCCATACGAATCCGAAAGGGCTATGAGAGCTTTCAAAATGACCCCTTAACTCCCCTTCTTTTTTTGGCTCAACCTTGGACGGAGCGGGTTGCTCCATTCGCAAGATTTGATAATATTTGTAAAATTTTCAGTACCAATAAGCGGAATGAAATGCAAGTTGGCAAGTAGCAGGTAGGTGTCATCAACGAGCCACAACAGCAACCACGCAAACAGGGGTGCAAAGATGCCTGACAGCTTACCGCGGCAGATGGTGAGTGCCACCATTTGGGCAACTGTCTTCCCGTGCCGGGCTATGAATTGCAGCTGCTCATCTTTCGTGAAATTTTGCATCTGCTCATAGGTAACACCCATACTTAAGAATTTCCGGGCAATGCGGATTTGCGTGCCGAATTTCGGGCGGCGCATTACAAGGCGCAAGGTGATATTTCGCTTTATAAAAGGTATTTTCCACTGTAGAAGTGGAATGGAAACGCCGATGTCCAAAAGGGCAGCCGACGCTTCCAACTCTACTTGTTTATTCTTCATTAGCCTTGCTGTGTCAAATTCACGTCCACTTTCTTGCTCGGGTCAGCTTTCAACTGGAATGTGATTTTGCCCGTACGCTGTGCACCCGTGTTGTTGGCTGCGGTAATGAGCACACGTCCGCCCTTGGCTTCAATGCTAAAGCCTGCGGGGGCAACACTCATTGAGAATGCGCCGCTGGCGGAAATATCCACCACCTTTGTTTCGCCCGCCTTTTTGAAGGTAAGCTCCGTGGGCTTTGCTTCGATAAAAGGCTTTGTGGTAACAATTTTGAAAGGCGCACCGGTATCTGCCGGAGTCAGAACTTCCAACTCGCACTCGATGTGCAGCGGGTCGTCGCCGCCGAGCTTACCGCGCACCATACCTTCCAATGATGCCTTGGCAATTTCGACCGTCTGCCCAGTGCCCGAAATAATTTTCACAGCACCTTCCAATACTACGCTTTCCGATGGAGCTTCCCAACCGTCCTCCGTTACCGTGCCGCCCATCACTGCCACGCAGTTGTCCGGGAGTAGCTCAATAAGGTTGAACTTCAATACATTTGATGCCGCCTTCTTGCGGATTTTCTTTACCGGGCTGTTGCGCACCTGCGCTGCATACAGCTTGATATACTCTGCGGCGTCGCCGCCCCATTCTACGCCGTCTTCGGCAATGTTGCCGATTTTCTTGCCATCAAAGAAGATGGCATCAAGCAGCATGATATAGCCGTCGTTTGTTTCTTTCATATTTTTTACTTTTTAATTCTAAATGAATATTTAATACCTGCAAGCGCAATTGCGCTCAATAATACCGATACACCAATGAGTATCAGAAAATCCTGCAATACGGAAGGGGGCTTTTTCACTACGGTTTTCGAGACCTTAGATGCCCGATGCGCCGCTTTATTTTCCTGTGCAGTGCCGTCGTGCTTTGCCATTACTGTTGTCTGCCGCACCTCCCTTTCGATGGGGAGGGTTGAACCCCTTATATATACATTACCCCCCTTATGGTAGGCTTCCAATAATAAGCGTCCGCTTTGCCGTCGGAAGACGGCACTATCGGGCAGGTTCAGCAAGCTCTGCATCGGCATCGTCAGCATCGCCGTGTCCGCCGCTATCTTCTGCGCCTCCGTCGTGGTTTGCACCAGCAGCGAGCTGCTTTGTCGGTAGCTGCTTTCTTGATATAAGCTGTCGCTTCGGCTTGCGCTTTGCACCGTCTGCTTCGTTCTGCAGCTCGTGGCTGATAGGGCAAGTACCGCGATGAGGGCAATACTGAATAGCTTCGATAGCCCGCGAAAGGCGGTCGAGCGACCGTTTGATGCGCGCGCTTTCGGCGCGTGCTTTGTCAAGCTCTTCTTGTAAAGAATTGATTGTTTTTTCATTCTTTTTTTGATTTTCTACTAATAGTTGTGAGATGTCCTCATACATCGCTTTGTAGGTGTCGTGTACGGCTTTCGCCGTTTTCGCCGACGCCGCCTTGCGATTTACGAGCCACGCAATGGCAGCACCTATACCGCCCGATGGTATAGCCCATTGCAGTATTTGTAAGAGTGTATTCATTGCGCTTTCATTCGTTTAAAGTTGTCTTATGCCTATTGCTTTCAGCCATGCCTGCACGTTGAACGATGGGCATGCCTTTGGGGCAATTTCATTATGTCCGATGATGCGCACCTGCGGAAAGCGGGCGTGGAAGTCGCGCACGTATGCTGCCAGCGCATTACGCTGCGCTTCCGTGCGGGTGTCCTTCGCCTTACCGGTGGCATCTACGCCGCCGACGTAGACAACGTGGCGGGCAACGGCATTGTAGCCCTTTGCCCCGTTGGTAATTTCAAAGGCATCAACCTGCATGTCCTCATTGTTGCGCACCAAGCGTTCCACCCTGCCGTCAAGGTGTACCATGTCGGTGTAGCCGACCTGCTTCCACCCGCGACCGCCTGCCGAAGGCGGGGCGGTGTGCCAGCGGCGGATTTCGTCCGCTGACACTTCGCGTCCTTCGGGTGTAGCTGTGCAATGTATTACTAAGTATTTAAGCTGCATGGCACGTTACACTGATTCGCCTTGAACGATGGCAACAAGTCCCTTTACATCTTGACGCATCGGGCGACCGCCTGCGCGTACTAAGAAAGAGTAGATGTCGCCGTAGTACGTGGGATCTTTCTCATTTTCAAAAGCGTTTACTTCGCCCAACGCGCGGCATACGCTGTTTTCGTGCCATGCCAAGCCGGCAGCAAGATCTGTGGCAGCACCTTCCGTGTCCTCTTCTTTCTTTACTAAGCTCTTGGTGTACACACCAACTTCCGAGCGCATCATGATATTGAAAGAGAATAGCTTACCCAAAATACCGCGCTGCGCGTCGGCACTTGCCAAAAAGGCTTGGTTCTGCACACCGGTGAGGTCGTTTAATAGTTGATCGTACATGTACGCATCAAGTAGCAAATAACGACCTTCCTGAGGTATGTTGTCGGCGTTGAACTTCGTCATCAGCTTTTCAATGTCAGCACGGCAAAGTGCCTTTCTGTTGCCGGTTGCCTTTGCGGTGTGTGCCTTGATGGACGCACCGGTGGTTTGAATGCAGTACTCTTTAGCCGGCAGCCAAGCATAAAGAATGCTTTTTGCCACCGCTTCCTGCAACGCTGCTTTGTCCTGACGCAACACGCTTTCACGCTTGTTGTACGACAGCTCCACAGTGTCGGCGTGCGGAATGCGGATTGGATCTGTTGTGAACTCGTCAAGGTTGAAGGTCAAATCAACATCGGTGCGTGTGTTCACGTCAGCAGGGAAGCTGCTGCGGTTCTTCTTTGTCTTCGACGGTGCACCCGCGTTGGGAATGTGCACAACTTTCCCCATATTTACAAACTCGTCGGCATTGTACGCCTTGCTTAAAAAGCTGTTATCGGCGAATAAGCCTTCTTGGATAGCATTTACCCAAATTTCTCTTTGTATAGCCATTTTTCTGTTATTTATTTGTCATTTATTGTTACTTACTACTACATGTTGGGCTTTGTGCCGAAACGCTGCTCGAACTTCTCGGCATAGATGTCGGGGTGGTTATCCTTAAGCTGTGTTAGCTTGCCGGCGCGGTCGAGCTCGTCCCAACTTTTCGATTTCCAATCGCCCATGTCTACGCGCGCGCCATCACTGATGATTTGTGCCGTTACGCTTTGGCGCACCGGTACTGCTTCCAACGCTGCCTTGGCAGATGCGAAATCGCGGTCGAAAAGCGAAAGATAGGTATCTTTTCCCTTGGCGTCGATACGCCCATCTTTAACAGCGGCATCAACAAGGGCAACTGCTTGCTCCTGCTCTTTCTTCTTCTGCTCCGCCTTCTGTGCGTCGATAGCTGCGGTAAGTGTCTTGTTTTCTTTTTCCAGCCTGTCATTGTTGGAAATGAGCTCGTTCACCTTACCTACGATGTCGGCTTCTGAAGCCGTATCGCTCAAATTCAATACTTGTGTCAATTTTCCCATATCATTTTGATTAAAAATTTTTTCCTGAACTTCGGTAAATTCCATTGTTGCCGTGGCTTCGGGCTTTAAAAAGCTGCCCATATTGATAAGGTTGCCCTTGTTATCATACAATGCTAAGGCGTTGTGATTTGCACCGATGGTAACGATACTGGCTTCACGCACCGTCCATTTGGTAACGGTAGGGCGGTTCTGTCCGGGCAGCATCAGGTCGTAGGCGTCGCTGGTCTCTTCCGACCACGCGCCGATAGACGCCATGCGTATGAAGTCGGTATCCACTTTCTGCTGCACCTCCACGGCGCGTGGGTCGGCTTCGTCGAAGACGGCATCGGCTAAAATTTGCGTGCCCTCGATGCGTATATTTTCCCAACGCCCGATGGGCATTTTCCAGTCGTCGTGGTTGAGTAGCATTACCGGATTCTTCTTAAATTCCTCCAAATTCGCCCCGGAGGTGAGCATGCGGAATCCGTATGTATTCACCGTCTCGTCGTGCAATATGAATGTTTTTTTGCTCATCGCTTTTGAATGTTTTGCGGTGCAAAGTTAAGGCAAGGAAAGTGCCCGTGCAAACCGCAAAATATTGATATACAGTATATTGTATATATTACACAATACACCTGCAACGCTTGCAAGGCGATTATTTTTTGCGCCTTTTATACGGTAACTTTGCACTAAAAAAAGGACGAAGAAATGGACATAAAGAAGAAGAAAGAATTGGCTAAGCTCATCTTTTTGAGTGAACCCAATGTAACACAGCAGGAAATAGCCGACCGCACCGGCGCGTCGCGCGTTAGTATCGGCAAGTGGGTGAAAGAGTGGGAAAAATTGAAATTAAACCTTTTGCAAACACGGGAGGAGCGTATAAATTCAACGCTGATACAGCTTGACGAATTAGACCGCGCCATTGCCCAAAAGCCCGAAGGTGCGCGTTTCCCCGATAAGAACGAAGCGCAAATCCGCCGCAAGCTGACGGAAGACCTCGAAGCGTTGGAGCAGGACGCCTCGATACGCGATATATATAATGTGTCGCGCCGCCTCTTGGATTGGCTGCGTCCGCGAAATCTCGAAAAAGCGAAAGAGTTAGCAAACTATTTTGACGCATATATAAAGGAGCAAATGAAATGGGCAAAGTAGATGATAAGCAGGCGTTGAAAGAATGGCGCGTATATTTCAATAACTTGCAAAAAGATACCGCGGTAGATGAGCTATCGCCGTTGGAGCGCGTCAAAAAGCGTGAGCAATTGGAAAAGAATCCGGTAGAGTGGATAAAATTTTTTTTCGGGCAATACGCCACCCACGAATTTGCACCCTTCCACATTAAAGCCATCAATAGAATTTGTAAGCACGAAGAATGGTATGAGGTGCTGTCGTGGAGCCGCGAGCTGGCGAAATCAACAACGGTAATGATGTGCACAATGTATCTCGTGTGTACAGGGAAAAAGCGCAATGTGCTTGTTATCAGCAATTCAAAGGACAACGCCACCCGCCTGTTGAAGCCTTACAAAGATAGCTTCGAGCGCAATTCGCTGCTAAAGGCATACTATGGTGATATGCGCGAATTTGGCTCATGGACGGCGGAGGAATTTTCACTTACCAACGGTGCTGCCTTCCGTGCATTGGGTGCGGGCGAAAGCCCTCGTGGTACGCGCAAAGATGAAGTACGCCCCGACACCATACTGGTGGACGACTTCGACACCGACGAAGATTGCAGAAATCCGGACATCGTGAACAAAAAGTGGGATTGGTTCGAGGGGGCAGCGTTCCCTACTCGAAGCATCAGCGGCAAGCTGCTGGTAGTATTCTGTGGCAACCTTATCGCCCTTGACTGCTGCGTAAAGCGTGCCGGCGAGAAAGCCGACCATTGGGATATTGTCAATATTCGCGACAAAAACGGAAAAAGCACGTGGGCAGCAAAGAATAGCGAAGAAGACATCGATAGAACACTGGCGAAAGTGTCTACCCGCATTGCCCAGCAAGAATTTTTCAACAACCCCCTTTCGGAAGGCGAAGTGTTTAAGGAAATGACGTGGGGGCAATGCCCGCCACTGTCAAAGCTCCAGCTTGCCGTAGTGTATGGCGACCCCGCCCCGTCAAATTCGCGGAACAAGGCAACATCGTTTAAGGCGTTATTCCTTATCGGCTACTACGATGGCAATTTCTATATATATAAAGGATTTCTCGACCACGTCGTGAACGATGAGTATGTAAATTGGTATTATTACATACACGACTACGTGGCGACAAATGCCAAGTATACTATTTCATTGAGAATAACAAATTGCAAGATCCTTTTTACGAACAAGTCTTTTTGCCGTTGTTCGCCGCCAAAGGGCAGGAAAAGGGTTTTATTCCCATTTCACCCGACACGCGCAAAAAGCCCGAGAAATTCGACAGAATAGAGGGCAACCTTGAACCACTCAACCGACAGGGCAAGTTGATATTAAATATCGACGAAAAGGACAACCCACACATGCAACGCTTGGAAGAGCAATTCTTGTTACTCAACAAGCGCATGAAAGCTCCCGCTGACGGCGTGGATTGCATCGAGGGTGGTTGGTATATTCTAAATTCAAAAATACGCACGTTAAGCGCAGAAAGCTACACCATCGGCGTGCGCAAAAAAAGCAACAAAAGATACTGATAATATGGAAGAATGGATTTACACAGGCGGCTTTCTGACGCTGCAGGAAGTGGAAACGCACCTGTATAAGGAGGCGATAGACACCATCAGTAGAGAAGATGACACCACGCTGCTGGCTGCCATCGACGCTGCCGTGCAGGAGGCGGCGGGCTACCTTGGCGCATACGACAGGGCAAAGATTTTCAACGCCCCGAAGCCAAAGCAGCGCAACCAGCTGCTACTTACTTTCGTTAAGGACATTGCCGTGTGGCACTTCGTCAATTTATGCAATGCCGGGGCGGAGCTTGAATTAAAAGAAAAACGATACGACAGGGCGATAGCATGGCTGCGGCAAGTGCAGAAGGGCGAAGTAACGCCGTCGCTGCCGCGTGCCGACAACGACAACGACGGAAAGCCCGACGGCAGCACAGAGTATATATATGGCAGCAACCCGAAAAGAAATCAACACTTTTAAGCAATGAGCAAGAATAAAAAGGTAATAGTAACAAAAAAATCCAAGGCGGCGGAGCCTGTCGTGGTAAATCAAATAATAGTAAAAGCACCCACGCGTAAGGTGTACGATGTGGGCGACTGGCGCAACGCGCTGCGTTCTGCCGACAGCGGGCGTGTGAAGACATTGTATGACCTTTTCGACGACGTACTCATCGATGGCGTGCTTGCCGACGCAGTAAGCAAGCGTATCGACGCAGTACTCAATTCGGAATTGGTGTTCTTGGATAAGGACGGCAAGGAAGTCGAAGAAATTGCCGAAATAATGGACACAACCGACTGGGAAGAATTGCTGCGCCAAATAATGAACGAACGCATTTACGGGCGTAGCGGCGTGGAATTCATTTGCACCCCCGACACCTTCCACGTTGCGCCCATTCCGGCAAAGCACATCAACCTACGTAGCAAGTGTATTGTCATCAACGACAGCGACGATAAGGGTGTGCCATACGAAGGTGATACGTCGTTGCTGATATTGGGGCACGAGCGCAACTACGGTTTACTACTGAAAGCTACGCCATTTGCCATTTATAAGCGCGGTGGCTTCGGCGACTGGTCGCAGTGGATAGAATTGTTCGGCATGCCGCAGCGTATCGGTAAATACAATACGTATGATCCCGAAAGCCGCAAGCTGCTGGAGCAGGCGTTAGAACAGGCGGGCTCGGCATCTTACGTTGTCATACCCCGCGAGGCGGAAGTCGAAACGAAAGAGGCGGGCAAGGGCAATGGTGCTTCATACAACGAATTCCGCCAAGCCTGCAACGAAGAAATGCTTATCACCATATTGGGGCAGACACTCACAACAGTGCAAGGCGAGAATGGCGCACGCTCATTGGGCGAGGTGCACAAGGAAGTCGAAGAGGGCAAAAATAAAAGCGATATGCGCTTCGTGCAGCGTGTGCTCAATAACCACGTGTTACCGTTGCTCGAGGCACGCGGCTACCCCGTCGGCGGGGGTAAGTTCATTTTCCCAAAGGCGGCGGAGCAGCTGACGGTAGCCGACATCGTGCAGCTTTCCGACATTATGCCTATTCCACAAAGCTACCTACACGAAAAATACTCCATTCCCGTGCCCGAAAACGACGAGCCGATAGCAAGGCGTCAGCCTGCCACCTTTGAGCCGGTGGACATTGACGGGGACAATGGCACGGCAACGGTGCAGAACAGCGACGGCGGTCCGGTTCCGACAGCCACCCCCACGCAACGGCAAAGGGCGGAGGCATCGTTCTTCCGGCGGCTGCGTGATTTTTTCGCGGTAGCCCCCACGACGATGGGGGCGAACTCGAAGTTACCATACCACACGACGACGCTTGGCGATGACACGCTCGACAACCGCCTGATAAAGAGGGTGGCAAATGGTGATGCTGCCTACTTTGATGCAGAGCTTTTCAAATTCATTGCCGACGACCTTTTAAACGCCATTCATAAGGTGTTTAAAAAGCCAATAAAGAACGCCGCATACACCTATGATAATTTCGACCCGGCATTCGTAACGGCTATGGAACAAAACCTTTTCCACTTTTCGGCGGCAAAAACGCTGGCGGAGGTGCAGAAGCTGAATCAGCTGTACCGCAAGGCGAAAAATTTTGAAGAATTTACCGCCGAAGCGAAAAAGCTGTGCGGTAAATTTAACAAGGTATGGCAGCGAACAGAATACGAAACAGCCAACCTTACGGCGGAAGCTGCGGCGAACTACCAGCGGTTGAAAGCAAAAAGTGGTAAATTTCCATATTGGCGGTATGTTACTGCCGGCGACGAAAAAGTGCGGGAGGAGCACAGAAAGCTCGACGGCGTTACGCTTATGCACGATGACCCTTTGTGGAATAAAATTTACCCTCCCAATGGCTGGAAGTGCCGGTGTTATGTTGTACCACGCATGAAGAATGAGGTGAGCGAGGAAATGGTAAAAATTTCAAAAGAAACCGTCGCTAAATACATGGAATCCGACGAATGGGCAAAAATAAAAGCAACGCATTTCGATAGGGGCGGAAGCCGTACGGACATTTTCCACAGCGATGACATGTATATCCGTAAATTCGCCAAAATGGCAGCAAAATTTTTGCGTAAAGTAACCCCCACGGATTGGGGCTTGAAACACTCTTACACGCAGCTTACCCGTGAAGCTAAAAACAAAATGAAAGAATATAAGGGTGCGGCAGAAGAATGGTGGAAAAAACAAACACATTTCTTTATTGAAGGGAAAGAAAGGATAGTTGTCGAAGACTACGCAGGGCGCAAAGCCATGATGGCGAAAGACAAATACGATGAGCACACGCAAAATAAAAAAAAGAATCGAGCTGACAGGGTGAAATTTTTAAACTGTATCGATGAAGTGGTAAAAGATCCGGACGAAGTGTGGCTGGGTAGGGACGAAAAAGACCGCCAAACCAATGATAACGAGCTGACGGAATGGAAATACATCAAATATTACGAAGGTGTTGCCGTCGTATGCGTGTATAAAATACAAAATACTTTGCTGAATTTCAAAACATTCTACGAGCTGCGTTCAAATGAAGTAAGAAAGGGTTTGCTGATTTATCGAAAATAAAAACGAGGCAATTCGTTCCTTACGTCCGCCGTCCTAATTCTTGGTTCTGCCACACGTGGCAAATCCGCGTCATACGGTTGGATAGTGGTGTACTTGTCGCCTCTTCGGGTTGATGCCAACACTCGCTGTCGTTTCAGCCTGTGGAAATCTCTATCACCCGCGAGAATATTCCCTGTTATTGCACCCGATTGTTGGCACTGCTTTTTGCAAAGATAAGTAATTATTTCGACAAAACAACAAAATTCGACAAAAATATGAATTTGCGAGAATTGGAAGCATTTTTAAGCAGCCTGCCCGATAAGATGATGGGCGACTGCGCCGAAATTGTCGCCGAAACGGCGACCGAATATTTTAAGGAAACATTCCGCAAAAAGGCATTCGACGGCAATCCATGGACGCCTGCCAAGACGCCGAAAAGGCGCGGTTCGCTGCTCATCGACTCGGGCGCAATGCTCAACAGCATACGCCCGTTGGTAATATCGCCGCAACGTGTCGTTATCGCGGCGGGCAACCAAAAGGTTACGTATGCCCGGGTGCACAACGAGGGCTACGACGGCGAAGTGCAAGTGCCGGCACACACCCGGCGCACGAAAAAGGGCAGCACCAACGTAAAGGCGCACACCCGCACAGCGCACGTCATACAACGTCAATTCATGGGTGATAGCGAAGAACTGAACGACAGGATAAAAAGTCGTGTCGTAGATTATATAAAAACTTTGACAAATGAATAAAGAATTTTTCCTTGCCGTTACAAACCACATAGCGGCAAATGTACCTCAAATCAAATGGGTAGATGCCGACGAGGGGCAACTGTATGTATCGGGGCGTCCGCCGGTGGCTTTCCCTGCCTGCTTGGTCGATATTAGCTACCCGCAGTGCGACACAATGACAGGTGGCAAGCAGCGCATACGTGCGCGTGTGGAGCTGCGCGTTGTGTTTGCCATACAGGGCAGCACGAATGCCGCTGCCCCCGCTGCGGTGCGCGAGCGGTCGTTGGCACGCTTCGACACGCTGGAAGCATTGCACAAGGCGTTGCAATGGTGGAATGGCGGAGGTATCTTCAACCCCTTAAAGCGTATCAGCTCCACGCCGGAGCGCAGAGCTGATGATATAAAGGTGTACAAAATTATTTACGAAACGGAGTTCTTCGATTAGCTTAGTGCCACTCGAAGCCGGGGAACATCTTTGCCAATTTCCTTGCCGACGGGCGTTGCTCCAACAGAGAGTGCAGCAGCTTATCATAGTTTACCAAGGCATTCTGTATGGTTCTGTCGCCGACAAAAAATTCGTAGTCGGATAAAATTTTCATGACGTCGTCAAAGCGTCGCCGCTTAATTTCAGTCCAGTAATAATACCGGGCTACTATCGTTCGGTTGCGCTTTTCTAACCTGTCCTGCGGCGTAGCGATAGTAGCATCGCCGTCGGGCGTTGTAAAGGCGCGGCGGCGTATCTTCGTTTCGCGCTGCACCACTTCTCCGAAACCAAAATTTAACATTAATTGCGTCATAAAGAATAAAGAATTTAGCAGCACAAAGATACAAAAAAAGATGCTGACTGCCAAATTGTCAGCATCTTTTTTATTTACTTATCTTCTTTTAGGTTCAGCCAAGTACCTCAGAGCGTCGTTTTTTCGGGCGCATCTCTTTCGACCACTGCCATTATCGGCGTTTCCACGATGGCAACAACTTCGTGGTCTACTATTGTTCCGGAAAGAAATTCGGATATATACTGCCTTGCGGCAGCTACCGAAGCAGCTTGCACCAAATAGTTGTGGTTGCTCCTTTTTTCCTTACCATCGTCGTTAAGGATGGTAAATACCACCTTCACCCTATAATAACGGGTGTCGTTGTCATTATCAGTAAATAGCACTTCGTTATATGGTGCTATCGTGATGGCACGCACGTCCGTTTCGCCGGAGCTGACGCTATCTACCATTGCTGCCACAATGGCAGCCTCTGCCGCGCCAAAGCTGATAGCCTCAACTGTGTATTGCTCCGTTACGCGCTTACTCGCGCCGTCTTCCATTGTTTTTTCATACCGGTACTTCGTTTCGTACCACATACTTGTTTTGCTTCTCATTGTCTTTTTTGTTTTGTTGTTATTATTTACTTTGATTGAAAAGCGACAATTCGTCGCCTTTTTGATAAACTATTTCTATCCACGAGCTTTCGGGGGTGTCGATGTCGCGCAAGGTTTCCGTGTCGAATGGACCGAAGTAAAATCCGTGTCGCCCTCCATGTACTTTATAGGGGCTTTTATCAGTTTTGCCCGTACATGTATGTGGGGGCGGCGGGGCACTTCGCGCTTACCGGTTAGCCATTCGGGCTTGCCGCACGTGCAATTCCGATAAACGCCCTCCACTTGGTAAATGCGCCCTTTGTAAAGCTCTTCGTGCCCAATCCAATGGTACACGAATTTATCGCCTACTTGTATCATAATGTTATTTTTTTATCGTTATACGTTGCCCTACCTTTGTTTTAATATAGGTAAGGCTATCTACATCTACATCGTGCACCCGTCGCTTGTTGGCGACAAAAAGGGTAAATTTTGAGGGCACGTATTCGGGCTTACGGTGATGGAAGAGGAAGTAGTGGCAGTTGGGAGGGGGCACTACGGGAACGATGATAGATGCCTCCTCAACTTCTTTCCCCCTTTCGTTGTCCATGTGCCCCTTTATCCACACCTTTGCAACGACGAATCCGTGTATCTCCTTCTTGCCGCATGCAGCAAGAAGGAATAATGCGAAAATAAAAAATATTACCTTTTTCATGTCGATTAACTTTCTGTCATACCAAGGGGAATTTGCTTCCACGCCCCGTTATCATTTCTCACTTCTGCGCGAATAAACTGCTTACTCACTGTCGGCTGGTAGCTTTCTTCGATAATACGCACACCCTCCAAAAAGCGTTCATTACCGTTGTCCTCCGCTATCTTGCGCAGCTGCACGATGCGCGATGCTTTCAGCGTGCCCTGTGCATCGCGCGCCAAAAGGCGGAACACCATATTTACCAACGCCTGCGTGTCAGTGTCTTTTGCAAGCGAAGAAATAAAATCTTTCACTATGGCAATGCCGTCTTCCACCGTATCGCGGTAGCCGTCGGTGGTATATTGCCCAATCGTCAGGCGCATGCTGCCGTCAGAAGTGGTGAAAGTGTGGCTACGCTGCTCGGGGTTCTTCGTTTTAAACAGCTCTGCCTTTGCGGCGATGATAGCCTTAAAGTTATCTATCACCTTTTGCTTTACGGTTTTTATGTCGCCCGAAAGCTCCTGCAAAATCGGTATGGCAGCACTCACTTCGTCGTCTACCATTTGCTTATACACTTCGCGTTCTGCTTTGGCTTTCGCCGCTGCCGCCTTTTTAGCCTCATCTGCCTTGAATTTTGCGAATTGCGCTTGTTCTTCGGCTGTCATTTCAACTTTTACTTTTTCCATTTTCCTTTGATTTTTTGATGATTATTCTTATTTTTTTATTAACACTATTCAGCTCTTCTATTGTCAGTTCTCGGAATACCTTGCCCGATATTCTCGGGTTGTGGCAAAAGGCGTCCACCGTTGCCCAATCCGTGGTGTCGATACCGTAAATTTGCAATTGGTGTAGCACTCCACTGCGTGCCCGGCGCAGTCGAGCCTGCCGCTGCGCCGCTTTTTTATCGTTGTTGAGCACACGCTCCATATCACGGCACATAACGTCGTATTCCCACCTCGACACCTCCCGCAGCGACTTCGTGCGCCCCTGTGTGTATTGCCACACTAATGTTTCCTTATCAGCACCCGGCAGCTGCTTCAGCAGCGTATAAAAGCGGGCGTAATTTTTTATCACTTGTGCCATATCATTTGATTTTATATGTTAGCACCGGGCGTCCGTTGCGCAGCACGTCCAGCACTGTTACTCCCTCATCTTCTTTGATGCGCGTATCGATGTCGCTTTTTATCAGCGCAATAAAGCGTTGTGTGCCTTGGTGATAATAAAAGAAATTTTTTATAAAGCGTTCCAACGCCTGCCAAAAGGCGGGTGTATCTTCAACGACACCGCCAAAGCGACAGCTGACATCCAACTTTAACCGTAACAGCCATTCGGGCTTTCGGCTAAGCACCGAGTAGCCTACTAAATTCCCTTTCTTTGTTTTTTCCATATTATTATCATTTTTTGTTTTCGTCCTTTTTCCAATATTTATCAGCTCTTTCTTCCCAAATGGTGAAATAGCCTTTATTTCCGAAATATCGCCCTTTGCTGATAGCCCGGTAGCCCTCCACCCAAATTTTCAGCGATGCGCTATACATTGCGCTTTGGGCGGTGCGCCCCAACGGCTTCATACCGTCAGCCTGACTAATAAAAATTATCAGCTTATTTTGATGCCGGGCAATAAATTCTTCGTATTGCTTCAAATCAACATGCGCATACTGAAAGCTATCCACCACCACAATGTCGGGCGAACGCCGACGCTTTAGCCGGGTGTCAAGCTCTTTCAAGCTCTCATTCAGTAAAATAAACTGTCGCCCTACGTCGCCCATGCCAACACGCATAAGGGCGTTCTGCATCGTCAGGCTGTCGCCCTCCTCCAAGCTGTCATAAGCAACTTTTCCATATCGTGTAAGCTCTTTGCAAAGCTGGAGGACAAACGACGTCTTCCCACTGCCGCTGCGCCCCCAAATGAACCATACGCCGTTTTGTTCGGGCTGCCCGAAGGCTTCTTCCCATTCGCCATCGAACGCATATACCTGCCTGTTCTTTCGCATCAAATCTACCATACTTAATGCCTTTTTCATTTCCTTTTAAATGTCGTTTAAATGCTCTTTAAATATTATTTCATTCGCTTTTGCTTGTGCACCGCTTTCTTCACTCTGCGGAGGTCGAAGTCGAATTGCTCGGCATCTTCCACCACTGCCGATGTCTGCTTTTCGTTCAACCCGTTACCTACGCAGATGGCATACACATCGTTAGGCGAAGTGCGCTCTACTTCAAAGAATTTGCGCCCCATGCGCGAGTGGATTTCGTTGTAGCCGCACTTATTATAGCGCAAGCCCATCTGCATACGCCGCTTGATGTAGCTTGTTGAAAAGAATACTATGCCGCACTTATCCTCCAAGCGGTTGTGCAAGTCGATGAAGTAATGGAAAACACGTTCCGTCAATTTGTCAGCCTCATCAAATATCAGCAGTGGGGCGTCCATCTGTACAAGACTGTCAATGATACGCTCGAGCAGCTCTCGAATGCTGTACCCATCAGTGCGCAAGCCCACTTTGCGGGCAATTTCGCGCACGAAGTCGCTTTTGCGCATATCCTCCGAGCAAAGAATATAGAATACTTCGCGCTGATCATCGGCGAAAAGGCGTGCTGTCGTTGTCTTGCCACAACCGGCATCGCCGACTACCCATGTTACATTCTTCCACTCTTTGGCATCATTTAAGGCGAATACCATTTCCTTGTAAGCTGTCGTTTCGACTATTTGCCAGCCGTCGCCCTGCTTTACGCCGATTTGTGCGGCAACGTTTTTCCACATTTCGTCGGCGATGTTCGCCCAATTGCCTTTCAGCATTTGACTTACCGTTGCCGGGCTGATACCCACAAGGCTTTGAGCTGCTTTGTTTTGGCTACCGTACTTGCAACATAGGTTTTCAGGCTCTCTACTATCAGTTGCTTTTCTTTTGTCATCATAACTTTATATTTTTTGTTACAATTTTTCCACTGTTTTCCTTTCATTGTATTGCACTTCCGACCAATCCATATTGGATAGCTTCTTCGTATGCTGCCCCAATTCCACCACTTCGGCGTGGCTGTCCTTTTCCAACCTACCCACTCTGTCGTACAGCTGCTGTTGCTGCTCTGCCGTCAAGCCCTTGAGCTTTGGGTAGTATAGCCCGTTTTGCTCCGGGTCAGTGCCGTAACGCTGCGCAATCTCTCTGCCCGCTGCCACGCGCTCTATTCTGTCCTGCTTGCCGCGCTCGATGTCGGCGTGTATGCGTGCCTTTTCTTCTGCGCTTTGGTCTTGCATGGCGCGGTGCACCTGCATGTAAGGCTTCGCAACGGTGCAAAAATGCAGTTTTTTTGCACGGTCGATGGAATAAAGGTTTACCGTTGTCATGTCTTGGGGGTCATATTGCACGTAGAATTTTTCCCACGTGTGCAGCCTTCGCCACTCTCTGTCGGGTATCTGCACGCCGTTTTCGTCCACGGTAAACACTTCCCAATGGTACTGCTTTTTATTTATCATCATTTTTATGCCGCTGTCGGTAAATGTTACCGGCTTTTCGGACATTATCCAAAACATATCCTGCATTTCGTACTTGCCAACAGCGGGCGTTTCCTCATTTACGCTTTGCTCGTAAAGAGCTATGCGAGTGTCCTCGTGCTTCGGGTGCTTCATGGCATTCCACTCCTCCCGGCATTGCGCATAAATTTCGCATAATTCCAACAACGTGGGCATGTTGTCGCGGTTGGCAGCCACCATTTCCATGTTGGGGCGGCTCGTCAGTTTTTTTGCCGTAACATTCTGCCCCGTAAAGTTGAAGTAGCGCGCCAGCACCTGCTGTTGGAAGCGTCCGAAAATGTTTTCAATGGTTTTGGATTCGCCGTTGTGTGGCATCGTGGGGCGGTGGATATGGCATAGCCTATCCAAAAAGCCTTTTTCTTTTTCGTCGCCGGTGGGCTTTTTGCCCTGACGGTTCAGCTTGTTGTGCCCACCTTGATTGTCGTGCACTATCTCGTAAGGCTTGTGCCCGCTGCGTTGCACCGCCATACGGAAAGCACAGTATTGTGCCTCGAAATTCTCGCTTTCGCTAATGTGAAAGCCCAAAAGTACTTCACTGTAGGCATCTACCACCTCATATACATTTATCGTCTTGATTTCCTTCCCTTCCCGATAGTATAGGTTGAGCTTCGTTCCGTCGCCATACCAAAGGCTGTCGCGACGTTCGGGCAAAATTGTGCTTTGCTTTCTGCCAAAGCGTTGGCGTGCTGCCTGCTCTCCGTGCACGGCGTCATACCACAGCTGCTCCACCTTCGGGCTGTAAAGCCATGCCTGCAGAGAGCGCACGCTCTTCAATGGCTTCCACTTGCGAATGGCGGCAAGCTCGTTGTATTTCTCGAAAATCTGTGCATCGGTGTAGCGGGGTGTATAGCTGCGCTTCAGTGCAATAAGCACTTCTTTGCCTTCCTCCGTTATCTTAATGGTGTTGGCGTTGCCTAACTTCTTGCTTACCACACTTTCGTAGCCATCTTTTTGAAAGGCGCGTATGCGTGCCTTTAGTCGGCTAAGGCTTGCCGGCAGCGTGTGGTGATAGCGTTCGCGCAGTGCTTCGCTGTTCTGCAACACCACCTCCCACACATCGGTGGCGCGTGCGTTCAAGCTCGCCATCATCGCGCGGCGTTCAGCCTTCATGCGCAGCAGCTCACCCAACACGCTGGCGTTGGTGGTGTATTCTGCCTTTAGTTCTTCGTCGAGTGTGGTGTACACGTCATTCTTCAAATACTGGTATTCTTCGTAAAACGCCCGGGCACACTCGTCGTATTTCACTGCTTTGCGCATTTCTCTTTCGCGCAGCACGTCTTCGGGATTTCCATATTTTTGCATAAATCTCTTCCTATATTTTTCGGGCATGGAATCAAAGCTGTACAGTGTGAAGTTTTCTTCACCACCGCCGGCATATACTGGCACAATACGCTTGCGGTAAAGGTTGCTGTTGAAAGTGCCCATTTTCATTACGGGGTCGCTTCCGCCTATCAGCTCCTCACGCGTTACGCACAGCATTTTGTTATAGTATTCCATACTCGCTACTCGCTAACTGTTATAACTTTTCGGCACGTGCTTCGTCAAATCCAACAATCCAACGGCGTTGCGCCTTGCGGCGGCGGGCAGCGTCAAAAACGCCATTTAAAAGGCTATATGCTTTTTTAAGCCAGCCGTCGGACCTATTATTTACCGTTATCGCCATACTATCGGGTGTTTCAACCATTGTTACAGCGGAAGCGTCTGCCACCTCTAAAATTATCTTTGTTGTTTTTTCTATTGTTATTTTCATGTTTCCTCCTCCTTATAAGGCAGCAGCGAAGCACTGCGCGTTAGTTAATTCTTCAATTGTGTTGATGTGAATATCACGGCAAAGCTCGCCTTTCTTATTAAATACTTTAAGGTTGCCGGTAGCCCACACCATGACGAGCTTCGCGCCATTTTCAAAAGGTTGCACCATTTCACCGGCTGCCGTGTTATGTATCGTCTCAAATGCCGGTAGCTCGTTCATCAGAACGCCGCCACGGTGCAAAGCCAACATCCGAATACGCTTTGCCAAATCGCTATTGCCGCGCTTTGCGTCATAGTGTAGCGCAAAATCGACCATTGAACGCGAAACATGGAGTGCTGCTCCTATCCATTCTTTCTCTTTTGCAGAAATTTTAATGTACTTTTTCATTTTTTTATAATATAAATATTGTTAGTTTAAATTCTTCATTTCCCAATGCATCTATCCATACATCGTCGTCGCCAAAAGCTTCGCCAATTTTCTTTATATCTGAAAAAGAAGTGTTACCTTTAATCCCAACTTCTACTACTACAGAATTGGTTTGTAGTATATACAGCACTTCTATTTCACGCTCAAGGGGTAAACCTTCTATCACCTCCGCAACGTCTTCTTTTGTCCATTTTTCCATATTCATTATTTTTATTAGTTAAAATTCTTTTTTCTTACCCCCTTTTCGTACCTTTGGGGGCGTGTAGTATTTTTTACACGTTGCAAAGATAACATTTATTTTTGACACTCCAAATAAAAATGGCATTTATTTTTGTCATAATTAAAAAAATTATGGGTACGATAAAGGAAAGATTAGAAAAAATAGCTGCTTTTGATAGCCTTTCTATTAGGAAGTTTGAAGAAAAATGCGGCTTAAAAAGGGGCAATATAAGCAATATGAGCAATGAAAGCAGCATTGGCTCTGATAAGCTGTCAAAAATAATTGACAACTACTCTTTTATTGATATAGAATGGCTACTTACTGGTAAAGGTGTAATGCTAAAAGATGACGCAGCAGCACCCCCGGCAGATGCCACCATTCAACCGATACACCAACCACGATGCCCGGAAAAGAAATTGGAGCAACAAATAATTAATTTGTACGACTTCGAGGCAACGGCGGGGCTACGTTCCTTGCTCGACAACCGGCACGCCAACATCATTGACACTATAAAAATACCGAATATGCCGAAGTGCGACGGTGCAATACATATTGTAGGGGATTCGATGTACCCGCTCCTAAAAGCGGGTGATATAGTTTTCTATAAAGAAGTGCCGGTAGATTTGCAATACATTTTTTACGGTGAAATGTACCTGCTATCGTATAATATCGAGGGCGACGACTACGTGGTGGTAAAATACATCAAAAAATCAACAAAAGGCGACCCTTTCGTTACTTTGGCGTCGCAGAACCCCAACCACGCCGATAAGGACATCGACTTTCGGCACGTCAATGCAATAGCACTTATAAAGGCATCTATCAGAATAAATAGTATGTCATAAATTATTAATAATAAAAAAGTATGGGAATAAAGCATGTTTATGATTACAACGAAATGTTCGTTGAAAAAAATTTGTATTCCATGGAGAATGACAATAACGAAGTGTTAAGAGCGTTAGAAGAGCTCGCAGAGCAAAACAACTGCGAGCTGGTAATACATCATTTTATTTCGGAGCGTTCTCGACGGGGGTGCCTTTATGAAGATTTCTTCATTCCAGTTTGCCCGTCTCGTATTCGCCGCAAGGTTCACGAAATTTTGAATAAGCGTTATCTGACGCATATAAAGGTGCAGGATATTTTTCAGGATAAAGCGGCGATAGAGCAGGAGCTCTACGAAGGTCGAAAGTTATTACCGAGCCCAAATACATAAGAAGCGCATACCAATGCGTCGGATCTACATTATTTACATCTGCACGCAATGGCGTGCGGACGTAATTTGATGTTGGATTGAAAACGCTTTTACCATCCTCATCAATAATTTCTATTATTAAACGCAAAAATCTTTTCTCCATATTATTAACTTTTTATTACCACAAAGTTACTAAAAAATATTGAGAACAAAAAGAATTTAAGCCACTTTTTATATAAAAGAAATAGGCAGCTATCAGCTGCCTATTTCTTAGCACAAATGACTTATTTATATTTAAATTCATTGTAATATTCAAATAGCTTTTTCACGTCATCGATGGCATTTAAATCCAACAATTGGTAAGTTTTATTATCAATGGTAAATCCGTTTTCTTTCAACGTCTTTATAGACGGTGCTCCTTGCTTTTTGGCTATCGTCATAACGATGCCTTTATTCTTTATCTTCTCACCTAACCTATGCACTTCAAAAATAAAGCGAAAAGCGGTGTTAAGCACGTTTTCTATGTCATAGTTTGGTTCTTTTCGCTTTATTGTAAACGAAAGCCCCAGTTTCGCATTTACTATCTTGATATTTTTATAACAATCCGTAATCGACTGCCCCCTTTTGAATACTATCCTTATACCATTAAAAACAACATCTTGTTGTTTTTCCTCTCCATTCCAAATTTCATTTATTTTACCAATCAGCTCTTCGATGTCTATTTTATTTAAATCTATGCTCGCCATTTCTTCTTTGCGTCGTTCTTCCTCGACGCGCTGTTTTTCTTCTCTTTCTCTTTCAATCCTTTCTTCTTCCTCTTCTTCTCTCTTTCTTTCTTCATGAAGGCGGAAGTTTTTCTCCGATGGGTAAACATCGCTTCTTTTAAACCAATATAAAGCGTGTTCGTGTACGTTTTCTATGGTTGTTTCGTGAAAATTTTTATCGGCAACAACGCCTCTAAAATTTCCCTCTACATATACAGAGTATTCGAACCAACCTATTTTGGTTTTGAACTTATAATACACTCTCTTGCTCTTGTGAGAATTTGAAGTTACTTCTTTCTTCCATACTAAAATGGTTTCTTTTTTCATATTATTTGCCCGTCATGCCGATAGCACAGCATTACATTTATTATAAATAATATACTTCCTTTTTCTGTTTTTCGGTAAAAGGAAATTCCGGTACTTCGCCTATATTTATTTTAGACAAACCAAATTGCTTATCGGTAAGCAATCGTACCTTGTACTTCTTAATCAATTTTCCATTGAAGTTTTGAATGAAATCCAAAGCATCTTGCTTTGTTGCAAAATGTTTGGCATAAAATTTCATCGCCTTTCTGTTAGCTGCTATATAAGAGCTACCCGAAAGTACTTTCTCATCTTTTTTTGTTACCACTTTCCCTGTTGTGGGGGTAAAAATTGCCCAGTGTACTTTGTAAGGAGATGTTGTTTTCATTTTATAGGACAGTTTTTAGAGTGTCTCTCTTCTTTTGTTAAATATCGTAATATTCTATTTTTACATTAATGCTATTTTCAACTTCTTCTATTTTGTCGCCGCAAATAAGGCTTCTGCCGCCTTTGGCAACTTTGCCTTTATAAGCAGAAATATCTGCACCAACACCAAGAGCGTACATGTCCTGTATTGTCAATTCTGCTTCTTCGTATTTGGCTACATCTTTCTTTTTTAGAAATTCTGTTAAAATAAATGGACGAGTGCCGTTTATTACCTTTTTGCCTTTCAATCCAAGACGATAAAGTATTTCGTTCACATCTGTATATGTGAGCACATCGCCAAATTTTACGCTGTTACTTGTGTGATTTGAAAATCTAACACTAACACTCTTTTTATTATGAGTGTTAGTATATGTAACATATACGCTTTCGCTTGTATTTGACTTGCTTACAGAGCTTTCTATGAAATCGTAGCCCTCTTTTTTGAAGTCGTGTATATTATATAAGGCGTGTATTGTGCCATCGCCTATAAAATTTCCGTTTATATCTTTTTTCGTTTTCATAAATTTGTTTATTTCTTAATTGTATTGCAAATATATAAAGTATATTTTAATTATCCAAATAATAATATAACTTTTGCTTAACTTTTAAGATTTATTTAACCTACACGCTTGTTTTTTACATTTATCAACGAAATATAAAGTATCATTTAAGTTTTTCACCTTTTTATTTGGTATACTTAAAGTAAATGAGTATCTTTGCCACAGATACAAAAATACATTATATATGAACATAAAAAAGAATATCAAAGCGCATGGCTGGACATTAAAGCAGCTTGCGCAGGCAATGGGTGTTACTCAGCCCGCCATATCCGCCCTTCTGAATGGGAATGCAACACTGTATAAGCTAAAGGAAATTGCCAATGTAATGGGCATACCGGTGGCAGAATTACTATTAGAAGAGGAAGAGCAAATAAATTCTTTTAAATGCCCCCATTGTGGCAAAGTAATAAAAATCTCTATAAATGGCTAAGTACATTATACAAAAGAGCAATATCCAGCCCAATGGGTGGGTATTGACAGACACGGTGCACGGCATCGTTGTTACCTTTGAACAAGGTAAATTCAACGAAACGCAAAAAGTTACAGTTCTTGAGGACGTTCCCAACCCGTCGCCGACAGATTTAGCCCATATCATGGGCGAGCTGTCAGATTGGGCACGGCAGCACCATCCTGACAAGTTGTTTTAACCCCCCACTACTTTATTAAAAGGCTACCACTTGGTAGCCTTTTTTGTGCGCTTAATAGGCACGCGCACACGCTTTTTTATCCGTTTTTAGCCTTAAAACCGTGTAAGTTATTAAAATACAAACACTTACCACTTTCTTTATACACTTAAACACCTGCCAAATACCACCTTTAAAAGTGGAAAACACCCCCCCCAATTCAACGAAAACGCAAAAAATGCCCCCTTTTTAGTACCAAACGGGGGGGGGGGACGAGCACCAAAATACCAAAAAGTGAATAAACAAATGAATAAACAAGAGTATCATTTCGTTTTTACAATGAATAAACAAATGAATAAACAAATGAATAAACAAATGCCATTTTTAACATTTAATGCCCTAAAAATGGGGTAAAAGTGGGCAAAAACGCTCCCGGTACCGACAAAAAAGCGTTTAAGTACTCGTATATCAGCACTTTACGAATGACGATATTTGCAAAAAGCCCTAAAAATGGGGTAAAAATGGGCAATAATGTGCCCGGTACCGACAAAAAAGTGTTTAAGTACTCGTATATCAAGCACTTACGAATAACGATATTTGCAAAAAGCCCTGAAAGTGGGGTAAAAATGGGCAATAATGCACCCAGTACCGGCAAAAAAGTGTTTAAGTGCTCGTATATCAAGCACTTACGAATAACGATATTTGCAAAAAGCCCTGAAAAAGGGGTAAAAAATGGGCAAGACGATGCCCGGTACCGACAAAAAAGTGTTTAAATACGGTTTAATCAACGACTTACGGCGTAACACGCTGCATTCTCATCGTTTATTTTGGGTATACCCAACGTAACACCCAAAATTTCACACGCCCTATTTCTTTGCGTTCTAAGCCCCGCACGACGCCCCGACTGATAATCCCCCGAAAACCCCGTATATAAAGCGTTCTGCGCGTTCTGTGTGCCCAAATACGCCGTGCCGATGCAAAGCAAACATTAACCCGACGCCAACGTTTTTTTGCACGATGTAAACTTTTGGCGGTTGAACACCCTTCAAACACCGTTTAAATGCAAAGCAAATGTAAAGCGATGTAAAGATGTTTAAGTTGATTTTGGATTAAATGGTTTTTGTATTCTTCACTCGTAACTATCTGATAATCAGTTATCGCATTGTCTCATTTCGTTCTGCTGCC